TCTCATAGCTTTCTATATACACCATTTTAACATAAAAAAGCAACCCTTTCGAGTTACTTATAATGCTTGCTTAAAAAGAACGTCAAATCACCGATATAAAATTCTTTCTTTGAATAAAAAGTCAAAGTGTCATTTTCAAAGTCGTGGCAAGCTAAAACTCTTTCAGGCTTTGAAGAATCTCCCTTTCTTATATAATACTCATGCCAAACTCTTTTATCTAATTCCTGTGCTAAATTAAAATTTTCTAAAACGTTAACAATATATCCCATGTTAACTTGCCCTATTTCTTTCATATCTTTTAAATTATCCATTATCAATATCCTTAATAAGCTGACTTAAATTGTTTTGCAAAAGCATTGTTAACCCTAACTGTAAACTTTTGATTAGAGTAACCAGACTGTGCAAATATATCAATCGTCTGGTGTGGTGCTACATAATAGTTGCGAATTGTGATATTTTCTTCTGTATACCCATTAATATAAATCTCTGAATGCTTTCCTGTTACCGAAACTTGTTGGCGACTAGCGCTTGTGTTGGTAACTTGCACCTCTCCTTGAGCCACTTGTTTCATCTCAAACACTGGTTGGTTGACTGTTTGTAATCCCACTGCGCTAAATCCTAATAATGTGAACATGATTGTTTTCCTCTTTTCTTAATGTCTTAAGTATATAACTAAAAAAGATGCTTTAATAGCAACTTTACCATTTCTTAACATTTAAATGTAGTATTCACGTTTCAACTTATTTTCGTCATATTCTAAAGCATACATTTGCTTAATCGACCCAACAAATCCGTTTTTAATTTCCCACGGGTCTGATTTCTTTGGCGTTCCAAACTGCCTTAGCATAACGCCATTTTGATCAATCGTTTTCTCGAAGTGCATGTGTCCTGTATGTATCTCACGAGTTGATGATAATCCCCAAAGGTTACTGTTTTCATTAGCTAGTATTTGAGCAGGATTCTTTTTGTTAACGTCTCCGTGCTGAATTGATATTAATACATTCCCCAATAAGTAAGCTGTTCTGTAGCGACTATTGATGTCTACATTAGTTTGTTTGAAGTGTTCCTTAATCCAAAGAGAAAACATGTAATTAGAATCAAAATCGTGATTACCTCCTACAATCTTAACCAATACCTTATTAGAGTTTTCAATACACTTCTTCATGATTGTTTCCATAAATATCATGGCATCATTGATAGCAGCCGGCATATCCACATCATTGAGTATCGTTCCTGAAACTGTTTCCGTTGTATTGATCTTGTCTGAATGAAGCAAGTCCCCAATCAGTTCAACAACGATTGTATCGTAGCCGTTCTTAATCACTTCTACCATCTCAGCAACTTTTGAATTCAGGTCGGCTAGGTTAGTAATCCCAAAATGTAAATCTGCAAAAGGCAAAACTAAATTTCGTTTCGAATATTGTTTATTCTTCTTGTATGTGATTGGCTTAACATTTAATTTAAACTTAGCAATCACTCTTTCAATGTCATTTTCTCCAATAGGTTTTACGTTTATCTTAGATTGGTATAGGTCTCTTGTACCATTTTCTGAACTACCTTGTTGCCAGAAGTTATTGATAACTGATACTATTTTCCATTCTGCTGGATCATAACCATGCGCCCTGAGAACAAAATCAACGTCCTTGTCTTGCCCCGCTTTCATTTGAATAACGGTTGCGTGTTCTTGACTGCCATCTTGATTAATCTTTAATTGCTCTCTATAAGCTTCCTGACGGTTATTAATCTTAATTCGTTCACCTTTACCGTTAGAGTTCAGATAATCAAGCTTGGGCTTATCTCTAACAGCGTTTCCTCTTGCTCCTGTCATCAACCTACGCATTTGCCTGTAAGTAATATTCTCGTTGTAGTTCTCGTAGATAATATCAATTATCTCTCTGGTTGCTCTACCTTGTTCAGTTAGTTTATCAATTTCAGCAACCACTTCTTTACTAGTTATCATTATTGTTTTCTCCATACTCGACGTATTTGCCTGTTTTAAGCTTCACCACGAGTTTTTAAGTGCTGATTAGTATATTTACACTAATACGTATTAAAACGGCGCTAATGTGTCTTAAAATGCGAATTACGGAATACGCATTCAAAACGTTTTGTTTCACTTCTCGATTTGCTTTTTGTGTTTGTCCACCACTGCCAAATTATAAAAGTTAGTAAAAATAGTAAATTAGTAAAATTAGAAAATAGTTCTGCCTATATAACTAATATATATAAACCAAAACATATTTACTATTTTTCTAATTTCTCTAATTCTACCTACAAACATTTCACAAGTATATTACTACTAAACACTATCATTGTTGTTAGATTAGTATATAGGGAGTATTGGTAGCTTGTGAAATAAAAACCTGTAAGCGCTCACATGAATTAGTTTTCATATATCCATTTTCTAATTCATTCCGCACGATATTACATTAGTGTTACATTATGAGTGATTTCTAACCGCTGTCCAATATATTCATAACATTTATAACTCCTATCTAATCATTTAAAATTGACACACTGTTCAATAATTTAGTTTAAAGTTCAAATTGACGACGTAATTTTGTTTTATTTTTGTCGCTCATTTCACTTTTATCGATAATCTCACTCATGAAATCAGTATCGCCAGTTTCTTGCTTGGTTACCATAAGCGCCCAATAAGCTGTAGCTTCTCTGTTACCATCTTCTGCGTTCTTAACCTTAGATAGTATAGAACGCTTATTGTTGCTCGTCATGCCCTTGACTTCTTTAGCGCCTGTATTAATCAGTCTAACGTTAGTGCCACCTACGAAGAAACGGTGTTCAACTGGCGCGCTAACACTGTCAAACGGCTCGTCTATTTTTGCTGACAGCAACTTAACCAGCTGCTTGTATTCGCCTAACTCACCGCCAACTCTGTAGAACCATACTCTAGCACGCAAGCTTTCAGCATTACTGCTTGATGTTTCCCAAGCAATAGCAGACATACCAGTGTTGTTGATTTTGCGTTCTAAGTCGTCCATGTTTGAAGCATTAGCGCCATCTATGTCAAGCACCACGCCAACATAACCTGTCACGTTACCTTTCTTAAGGTTATCGTGGTAAACTGCTGGGCTAAATAATGGTTGCTTTTCTTTTTCTAGCTTGCCAAACTCAATCACTTCTTTTTTAAACTCTTCTGGGCTTTCAAAATTACGCTCACCGATCGAATCTTGAAGCGATTGGAACGCTGCAAATGTCAATTGGTCTACCTTGTACGGCTCGTCAATTACTCCTGTTGAATCAACATATCCATAACACGATTCACCATCCATTGTGAATGTTTGCGCTTTTAATCCAGCCTTTTTAACAGCCTTTTTAACTTCCGATTTGCCAAATTCTAAGTTCATTTCTTTCGTTGTCACACGGCCACGAGCCTTAATGTATTGCATAATTTCGTCTGTATCGTCTTCAATCACGCCATTCCAATCGTTAACGTGTGAGTATAGTTGCGTTTCATCATCTGTCACATAAGCCAATATGTTTTCTGCCGGTATGTTGTGTAGATAGTTCAGTTCCTCAAAGTTAAACTCCTTTTCAATGTTTTTATCTAGCTTGATAAATATAATACGCTTGTCGTTTTGCTTGTCTTTGAAGAATGGCTGTGCGTTGTTTGTTGCAATAACGCTTGATCCATTATACAATTCAGACCAACGAACTCCTGTACGAGCCAAAGGAATAGGCATGTTGTTGTTCATAAAGTTTTTGATGTAATCTTCTGTGACTGGTTTTTGGGGGTCATCATCATCAATCAAAACAACGAACTTGTCAATCACGTCTGCGTTCCAGTTTGCCGCATCAAACGTGCTAACAGGGCGGTTTTCTTTCCAGATAGCTGCCGCTTCTAATAGTTTAGCCATACATTCTAGTATAATCGTTTTACCGGTTGAAGCTCTCGTGCCTAGAATAAGGTGCTTTCTGATTCCGTGTCTTTGGTTGTCAAAAGGATATTTCATTAGGTCAGACCAGATGTTGTCGTAGGTCTGTGATTCAAGTATTTGGATAAACTTTTCAAGTGTTTCGTTACGTTTGATTGGCATGTTACCTTGATCATCTCTGTGGAAGTCAAATATATTATCAACCGGTCTAACGGCAAACTCTACAATACGCCTCACAAGCTCGCTAGAAGCTTCTACAACCTTTCTAGTAGAATTGTCTATGTTATCCTTAATTGCCTTCTCAATCTCATTATATGAGTATTCAATAGACGTCCCTGTGATGTTAAAATCAAAAACGACTGACTTGTGTAAGGCACTCAATCTTTTAACCGTCACCTGCTGTAAGAAGTCGAGCACAACCGTTTCTGCTGCTGATAACTCTTTTTCAAATCGTCTATTCTTTGTTGCGTTATCTAAATTACGAATACTTTCAAGATAAAGCAAAGGAATCTCATTTGAACGTTTTAATGCGTTTGATATTAAATACTTTGTATCTGACATGTTTACCTTCCTTTCATTTTAACGTGTTTGTTCACGCAATATGTACGCCCTGTAAAAGGGCATTTTTAATCAATTAAATCATTATATGTGTATTCAGTTGGTGAATTAACCTCTAATGTCACATTAGGGTCGCCACCGATAAAGCGCATGATTAGCGGATCATCTTTATCATCTAAAGATTTTACCAAATCAATTGCTTCTTCTCTTTGAGAACTTATTCCGTTTACCATTGAGTAAAGAGGAATCTCATCTTGTACGACGAAATTTTTAATTAAATTCAACTGGTGCTTAGTAACCTTTATATATTCCATTATAGTCCAGCTCCTTTCATTGCTTTTTGACTAAATTCATCAGCTGGTTCGAATCCTTTCGCTTTCAAATCCGTGATGTATAACTTGTTGTAAAAGGCAGAGAACACAATTTGTGCTATCAATGATCCAAAACCATAGCTATACATCCCTAATAAAATAGTTACTACGAATGTGATCCCAAACCACTTCCAATCTCCACGGATAAGTGGTACCCACCAACCAAAGAAGAAGAATGTCCACGAATATCCCAACTTTGTTTGTTTGCTTTGCATTGTTATTGAATTAATTAAATTTACTTTCATGTTTTATACCTCTTTCTATTCCTGATTACGCAAATGGATTAACATCTGTCTTCTCTTTTGGTGCGTCGAACGGACTTGTTTCGCCTAACGTTTCAGAAACTTGCTTTTCAATTTGCTTATCGAACTGTTCCTTACTGATAAACACAGCTTCCATGTATTTTGAATTGTTCTTTTGTGGCTTAATGTTGACGTATGCCTTATATGGCTTTGATCCTAGGAATTGACCGAAGTTTTCAAACGTGTAATCAACGTCTGGAATAGTGAACCCCGCATCACTGATTGAGTAAAGAATACGTGATAATGTGTTATCTAATGATGAAGAACCGTCGTCAAACTCAATGTCTGCTGTATCAACAATGTTATAACGGAAAGTTGCACCTTTATCATCTTTCAAAGTAACAACCAGCATTTCACGTCCAGACTGAGATGTTTTCTTAGTAACGTCATCAAAACCAATAACGTGTGCGCCTTCTTCCAAATATGATCCGCCCATTGAAACTGCTTCTTTGTTAAACTTCATTGTAATATCCTCTTTTCTTAAATGTATGCTTGAATTGTGTCAAGCGTTATTTCTTTTTGTTCTTTGTATGCTTTTAGTAGTATGTTTCGCAACGCCCAGCTAACGCTGAATGTTCCGCCACTATCATACACATACAATATCTTATCGTCAATCATGAACCTCTCCAGTCCATTTGACGTATCGTATTGGGTTACTTTCATATTATTCCCCCTCACGATACTTAACAGCCGACCAAAACTTTTCGTTCTTAGCCTTGTCAATTTTGTTCATTCTATTTTTTGCTACACCTTCTAGGCTTGGTTGAAGCGCAACCATGTAATCATTGTCTACGTATGTTCTTGCAACAATATTTGCATAACCAGCAACTGAATTAAACGCATTGTCGTTCATTGCAGGCTTTTCAAATCCGTTTTCAATCTTACTCCACATCGTGAACAACACATCGCTATCATGTGTTGTAGCCCAACGCACTAGCTTACGGATAATCTTTTGAGTGGCACCATAAGCAGCCATACCGTTTTTGTTGTTCCCAGCTCGACCGTCTGTCATGTCATCTACGATGCTCATTTCAAGAGCCGATATGTTATCAAACACCACTAAATCATATCCTTTAGAAACCTTATCTAATTCCGACAAAAACTTTTCGGTGTCTAATATTTCTTGAGTTGAAATCTGATCAATCACTTGTAAGTTGTCATCTCGTTTAAGAGTTGAATAACTATCATCAAACGATAGAACCAATCGTTTACCTTCATGGCTATTAACCAATGAAGTCTTACCAGTTCCAACCTGCCCTAATACAACATATACGCTTGCATCATTATCAAGCTGTTCTGTTTTTAGTAACCTCATTTCGTTACCTCCTTTTCTCAATGATTAAAGTATATCAGTTAAAATATTGTTTGTGTTAATAACTGACATTCCTTAACTATTTCTTAACCTTTTAAATTAACCATCTGTTGCCTCATGATGACAACGTGCTTGTCACGATATTTGTTACCAAACATCTTTTTAGCATAACGTTCAGCAGATTCAAACGTTTCACCTATATTAATATATTCAGGTATTGAATCTTTTGTAAATTTAATAATTACATATACATCAATCATTCGTCAACTACCTTAATTGTTTCTGGGTGCAACCATGCTTGCATCAAGTCCTCGATTGACAGCCCTTTAAATTCTTTATTTGCTGGTAGACCAAATATTTCTTTATCAGACATGCTAATACTTACTATGAAGACATCAAATGGATAGTTTTCTAGATTATGTAACAATATGTCTCTATCATTTTTAGTCATCTCAACTGTTGGCGCATATTCTTTTTTTATTTTTTCTAAAATCTCGATGACATCTTCTAACTCTACAACATCACTTAGCATTTCCTCAACAAAAGAATTTTCTTTCGCATATTTAATCGCTTCATCAAATGTCATTTTAATAAACCTCCACTTCAAATGGTTTGTGCATTTCGTACCAATCAGATTTATCGTTTAAGATTGGTGGTTGTTTCTTCCCCGTTTCATAATCGTCAATGTCTTGCAAAGTGTTGTCAATCAAATCACGCAATTCAAAGTTATTCATTACACCGCCCATGTCAATGACACGAGTTTTTGGTTGATACGACTTGCTTGCTGCTATGACATAATACTTCCAATCATCAAACCCTGTTTCTTGCATAATTGAGTAAAGATAGATAAATGCTTGCACGTCATACATTGTTGAATGAATCCAACTTGTGTATGTTCCATCTCTATCAGACCATGCCTTGTCAAAATCAATTCTTGGTGATGTCGTCTTCCAATCAATGATTATTTTCTTATCCATATCTACCCAATCGTAACGACCATTGAATAAATCGTTTTCAAAAGGTAATTCAGTATCAGCCTCTACTTTAAATACCAACCCTAACGACCTATACAACTCAGCTAATGAGTCGAACATCGATTGTTCCACTATCTCGATAGTTTCAAAAGTTGCCTTTAAACCGCGTTCTTCCTTACCATACTTGTAAGCAATCTTCATTTCTTCTTCCGATAGCTTTGTTTCTTCATCAGCCATCTTATCGTGAAGAATACGTCCATACACCAACGCTTCTTGATTATCGATTGGATACGCTGTTTCATCTTTTAAAACGTAATGCGCGTATGCTCGCGCAGGGTTATTAATGTACCTGTTTAATTTAGTGTAGCTCGTCGTCATGGCTTAGCTCCTATCGTTTCTTCTATTTTGTCAATTCTAATAATCCATTTCCAATCTCTACCATGTCGTCTCTTTTCTGGTATGACGTTCATTGTTTTTTCTTCTGCCTGCTTAGCGTTTTCGGCATAAACAGTTATATCTGTTACTTGTTCCGAGCCTAGGTAATAACCGCTTGTGTCTTCTACCCACGCTTTAATGTAATATTTGAACACTATTTATCCTCTTTCTAAAACATTCCTAGCGTAAGCATATCTTCTGCCGTCTTGTTATTTTTAATATCTTGCCAGTAGATAACCTTTTCAACTTTCAATCCCTTTTTAGTTTGAACGAACACAACAGAGTTAACATCTTTCATGCGGCGGTAAAACTTTAAGTGAACCATCTTTATTTGTTCATTTGTCAAATCGCCAGCTAATACCCGAATCTTATTTTTCTTAAACATTTTTGTTTCCTCTTTTCTTATTGAATGATTAAAGTATACCACCGTATTTTTACGTTGTGTTTAAAATAGTCGTTCCTTAATACTTTCTTAACTATTTAGATTCTATACTTGCATTAAAGTCTACTTTATGTTTAAGCGCTTCAACTATATTATCATCAATGGTATTATCTACTATCAAAAAATCTCTGGTAACTTTTTTATCTTGATTTATACGGTAGTTTCTAAACAGCGATTGCTCGTAATCAATGTAACCATAAGGCAATGAATACCAGATTGCGTGTTGATACTCGTTTAGTGTCAGCCCAGCACCACCAGCTTGTATTTGAACCAGTAGTACACCTTTATTATGATTAATGTGTTTCTTACCGTTAATCTCTCCGGCGTTATTGAAAGTATCTTTCAGCGCTTCTAATTCGCTACTCGTATTGTAAAATATAACTATTCCGTCTTGCTCGTATTCTTCCGCAACGTCTTTTAACCAATCAATCTTAGATTTCGTGTTCTGGTTTTGACGTTGCCACCAATGACGTTCCATTGGTGTTTCAAATATAATTGCATCATCTTTCTTGTAACTAGGCAACGACTTTCTATATTCTGATGATCTTTTGAAGTGTACTTCATTTTCAATAACGTCTGGTAATTCTGCGATATCCTCCAACCTAATTACGTCAGAAGAAACAGCTGAGAACCAATCAGTTAACTTATCTTCATTTTTGCCAACTTCCCAAAAAGGGAACGGACGATAAGGCAACGTTTTTTGTACCATGTATCGTTCTTTGAATTCTTTGTGGTTACGAACGTGTTTGAAAGCCAGTGCGTATGATTCTAAGTTGTCAAGCTTACCATCTAAAGGCGTACCTGTTAGCATGATAAAACCATCAGCCGATTTAATTAAATTAAGTAATGATTTAGTGCGCTGTGATTTCATACCCTTATATTTGTGGGCTTCATCTACGATAATAAATGCACCTTTAACATCAATTGGCGATATTTTTTTAACATCATCTGTTCTGATAACCTTAACTAAGGAATTATCAACGCCCATATTTTTAAAAGTTTCTTGCCAACTTCCCGACAATTCGACTGCTTTGGGGGCTATAACTAACACCTTTTTGCCATTGAAGAACTTCTTATAGTGAGCAATCGCAACAATTGTCTTACCAGTCCCTTGCTTTAACCTATAAAACCAATTAGGATTAGCTTTGTCGACTTGCCTCTGCTGTTCTGGATAAAGTTCAATCATATATCCTCCTTTTCAAATGATAATGAAAAGCCGTCCAATAATTCAAACGACTTCCAACTATCAATTTTATACCACCTACCATTAAACTTTTTTATCTTTCTTCCTTGATATAACTGCTCATTAGTCACACCGTATGATCCAATTTTATCAGGTCGCTTTAACTCTAGACCAACTAATACACCATTGTCATCAATCGTGATAATATCAGGGGTGCCATTTTGTGTGCCACTAACACCGCCTTGTGTCTTGGTATAAAAGCGATTTTGAGACTTGAAGTATCTGGTTATTTTATTTTGTAAAGCAGACTCTTTCATGATTTCAAATACTTTTTAACTGTTGATGGCTTAACCTCTAATTCAGTAGCTAATAAGTTAATGTCAGTTACACCTTTAGAAAGCATCACGTTCAACTTTTCACGTCTTGCCTTAGTTTCAGACATTCTCTTTTTACGAACTTTCTGCATGCTGTTTAATTGACGGTTACTTTCCATTATCTACCACCTCCTTCAACTTATTGAGATACCATTGTGCCTT